TTTATCCCTTATACTTACAGTACCATGGACACCGTTCGCAGTAAGCTGATGACGGCTCTATTTGAACGCAAGCCATATATAGCATATATCCCTAAGGATGCAGATGACGTTGACAACGCTGATAATATGGAAACCCTTGTTGATACACAGCTTGAGAAGGGTAGCGCATATGTTAAGTTCTTTACTCTGATAACTGATATGTTGGTGTATGGTGTTTGTCCTTTTGAAACTGGCTGGCGGTATCAGACTAAGACTATCAAGAAAAGGATACCGGAAATGGTTAATGATATTCTCCTGGGTTATCAGGTGACAGAGGATGAAGTTACTTTATGGGATGACCCTGATTTTCAGCCATTTATGATTGATGACCTTTATCCTGATCCTGATGGTGTTGACATTGATGATGGTATTTGGGTTATCCGTAAGAGGTTTATGACTGAGAAGGATTTGCGGGAGAAGGAGAAACAGGGGATATATAAGATTGGTGACTGGGATGAGATTAAAGCGGGGCTAGAGAAGGTCAACAGGGGTAAACAGGATAGGCTGTCCAGTATCGGTGCCTCCCATGAAATCAATGTGAATCAGTCGGATGTAGGGGGTAGGCGTTATGAGCTGTTGGAGATGTGGCAGGATGACCAAGTTGTAAGTGTTGTTAACCAGGTGCAGGTTATCCGGGATGAACCTAATCCTTTCTGGCATGGCAAGAAGCCTTTCGGACTTGCCAAAATGGATCCGTTGAATGGTGAGTTTTATGGTATTAGTCTAGTGGAGCTAATCGAGCACCTGCAGGCGGAGTTGAATACCACCAGGAATCAGAGGATTGATTCAAACAGTATTGCTATTAACCGTATGTGGAAGGTTCTGAAGGGAGCAAATATAGAACCGGCTGACCTAGTGTCACGACCAAATGGCATTGTCTGGGTAGACCAAATGGATGATGTGCAGGAGCTTGATTATAATCCTTTAGATCCGTCAGCTTTCCAGGAAGAAATGATAACAAAGCAGGATATCCAGGAGGCTACAGCTACCTACAGTGAAGCCAGGGGAGCTGCAACCGATGGTAAGCGGACGGCAACTGAAAATGCTATTCGTGACCGTTCTGTTTCTATGCGCTTTGAGGTTAAAGTGAAACTCTTTGAACATTTTGGTCTGAAGAGGCTGGGCATGTTCTTTGACCAGTTAAATCAGCAGTTTATTGATGATATTCGTAAAGTGCGGGTACCCAATAATGATGAGGGAGGATTTGACTGGATGGATATAGGTCCAGAACAAATTTCCGGTCAGTATGAATATCAACCGGCGGGAACTGCGGTAGAGGCTACCTTAGATGCATTAAACTATCGACAAAATCTTCTTATGCTTCATCGTGAGTTCAAGGAAGATCCGGAGATTAAAACCCGGGAGCTTAAGAAGCGGATTATTGAGGCTTATGGGATTAAGGATACTGAGAGTATTTTGAAAACCGAAGAAGAGATCGCCCAGGAGCAGCAGGAAGCGGCAATGTTGCTTCAACAACAGCAGATGCAACAACAAGCAACTAATGGAGGTAATCCTAATCCATTAGTTGGGGGAGGTGTAGCGATATAAGTGAGGTGAAGATAGAAATTGCAATGCACCTGGAGGAAATGACATCCTCTAAGGGATGGGAATATGTGAAAGGAGTGATGGAAAATAAGAAAACGCAGGCGTTGAGAGAACTGACATCTAAAAAGTTTGTCGATTTGACTGAGGTTAAGGCTCAGCAGACCAGGATAAGCGTAATTGATGAGATTCTGGGCGATATTAATCATCAAATTAATACAGGCAAGGAACTAAAAAAGAAATTATCCGAAGAGCAGTCTAACTAAGACTGTTTTTATTTTGATAACAAAAGGAGAGATATTGAATGGGTATGTTCGAAAACTCCGCAGCTTCCCCCGACCTGGATTTTGAAAGGCAAATGCAGGAGGGACAAGAAGGGCAAGGAGCCGACAACCAACAACAGCAAGGGACAGAAGGTCAACAAGGACAGCAATTGGATGGACAGCAAGGTCAGCAGCAAAATAATGCTCAAGAGCCCCCCGAAGGACAACAGGGAGAAGGTCAAGAGCAGTTAATCCTGGGTAAGTTTAAGTCCCAAGATGATTTGGTAAAGGCTTATCAGGCAGCAGAAAAGCGCATGGGTCAAATGAGAAACGAAATGGGACAACTGCGGAGCCAGCCCCAGCATGCTCAACAACAGCAGACCCAAGGTCAGCAGGGTCAGCAAGCTCAACAACAAGATCAGGAAATACAGTGGACACCAGAACAATGGCAAGCATTTAATCAGAATTTTCAGCAGGAGTTTACTAAGAATCCTGGCCAGGCAATCTGGCAGATGGTTAATGATGCTATCACACAGGTGGTTAATCCCCTTTATCAAACTGTTCAAGGTCAACAGCAGCAGCAAATGAAATCGATGATGGTAAATAATGAGATGGATTTGCTCTTAACTGCCCTTAATGAACAGGGACAGCCATTGTATCCGGATGCGTTGAACTACAGCAATGAAATAGCTGATTATATGGCCAAACACCCATATCTGGAGGACATGCTTTTTCAGCAGGCTCAGACCAGACAAGCAGGTCAAATTGATGAGAAGAATATGGGTGTACTTGAAGTTATCTATCGTGCTGCTAAGAGTGAAGCAGCAGAATCCATGGCAAAAACAGCTTTTCAAAACGGTGTCCAGCAGGGCACTATGCAGCGGCAGGTAAAAAACACTGCCCAAATGCAGCAACCAGGTGCAAGACAGCAAAATAACACCAGTTCCCCGGAAGAGCAGATTTTAAATGAAATTTTTGCTCACAAAAAAGGGGGATTTTTTATCTAAAAAATGAAGGAGTGAATAAATAATGCCAATAGCAACAAATGAAATTCTAGCCGCAAGACTGCGGATAGATATGTCGGAGAAGATTGCTGAACTCGAGCCTGACAAGAACCCTCTTACAGTGCTTACTAAGAAAATGAAGAGAACCAGGACTGTTCATAACCCTAAATTTAACTGGTTGGAGCAGGAATTGGGTGCCCGCTGGGATGCCATTAACAATGGTGCCGGTTATCTTGATAGCGATACCAAGATTGTTGTTGATAACGGAGCCTATTTCCGAGTCAATGACGTGGTAAAGGTGCCAAGAACCGGTGAAACATTATTGGTCCAAGCTATTGATCCAGACGGTGACAATGCTAACGAACTCCAGATCAAACGTTCCCTAGGTACTGTAGCTGCTGCAGCCCTTGTTGATAATGACCCCATGGTTATTATCGGTAACCTGAACAAAGAAGGCGGCAAGCTACGCTCTATCCTTACCCGGGAGCCGGTGGAGAAGTACAACTATACTCAAATTCTCCGTACACCTGTAGGTGTAACTAGAACTCTGGAAGCGACCAAGACTTATGGTCCCAAGCCCATGAGCTGGTACCGTCATATTGACGGAATAAACCATGCTGTGGATCTAGAGAGAGCAATGTGGTTTGGTGAAAGAGCTCTGGAAACAGAGGATGGCAAGCCCAAAAGGGCTATGGGCGGTATCTTAGAGTTTGCTAATGAGAATGTTTTTGATGTATCTTCCTCAACTCTAACTGAACAGTCCTTTATCGAATGGCTGGAGGATGTATTCCGTTACGGCAGTAAAGAAAAGATTCTTTTCTCAGCAGCCCGCCTCTGTACCCATATCGATTTATGGTCATTGGGTAAGCTAAAGACTATGTCTAAGGATAAAACCTATGGTGTAGGCATCAAGGAATATGTCTCCTCCCATGGTACCCTGTACGTCGTTAAGCATCACCTATTTGAAGGTGCTGTTTATGGCGGCATGGGTGTAGTCCTAGATATGGATAATGTTGCTTATTGTCCGTTGGATGGAGCTGACACCAAGCTCTTAACTAACCGTCAGGATAATGATGAAGATGGCCAGAAGGATGAATACTTAACTGAAGCCGGTCTCGAAGTCCGTCTGCCTAAAACACATGCAACTATCAAAGGAGTAGCGTAAAAGGTGATATTAAGTTTATCCCCGGGAAAATCAGCTTTGACAACAGCTATCCAACCGGCGGGGAAGCGATGGACCTTAGTAATTATTTGAAGAGTGTCGAAGGGGTAATGTTTGAAAGTAAGGCAGGATATGTCTTTGAGTATGACTATACCAATAAAAAGGTAAAGGTACTTAGGCATTTAAGAACTCTTACTACTGCTGCACATGATTTAGCATCTGTAACAGCTGGTACAACTGTGGATGTGGATATAACTGTTACCGGCGTAACTACAAGCGATAGAATTGTAGGTATACTACCTCCTGTGGCTTTGGAGCATGGAATCATCATCCAAAGTGCTAGGGTTAAGTCTGCCAATACAATTACTATTCGTATTTCCAATGTAACAGCAGGAGATATAGATCCTGCAGCTGGTGATTTCTCTTTTGTTCTTGAACAAGATGTTGCTCAAGAAGTACCTAATACCACTGATTTATCTGCATTGGAGGATGTGAGATTTCTGGCATGGGGCTACTAATCTAAAGGGGTAGCCCCCTTCCCATTTATATTTAGGAGGTTGAAATATTATGGCAGGTACCAATCAAAAAAAAGATGTCAGGTTTTACAGTAAGGCAAGGAATTATCAGGTCTTAGTCAGTCCTACCTTTCATGATGTGAAGAATAACATACCGGTATTGACCCTGGGGAAGAAAGTCGAGTTTAAAAACGGGGAATTTACTACCGGTGATCCCAAAGAAATTGAGTTTCTGCGGAATCATAAGGCTTACGGCATTGATTTTGTAGAGGATAAGAATCCGGCCAAAGAGGTGGTATAAATGCTTCCAGTCAACACAACTCTAAAGATACTAGAAAGTGCCGCCAGAACAGCAACTGCCACCAGTGCTGACTTGGACAACCGATTTGCCAAGGGTGTGCTTATCACCTTGGATGTTACGGCCGCAGCTGATACTCCGTCTATTGTCTTAAGTGTTGAGGTAAAGGATGAGGTCAGCGGCAAGCATGAAACTATTTTTACAGCCAGTGCAGCTGTTACCGGTGTGGGTACCCATTCATATTTAATTTATCCGGGAGCTGCAGCAGCAGCTGATGATATTGCACAGGTTGCAGGTTTTCCATTGCCCAAGACCTGGCGGGTAAAAGTAACCCATGCTGATGAGGATAGTATCACTTACAGCGTGGGCGGTAATTTGATTATTTAACCCTGGGAAAGGGGTGAGCTTATGCCTTTTACATGTGCAGATGTGCAGGACATGGCTGAAAGGGAAGTTGATGATGTTATTGATAATGACGATGTTGTCTCTTACGTCAATTCCTGTTTTTTAGAGTATACGGAGGCATTTAGAAAGACTGCAGAGCAGACTATTGTTGTTGCTGATGCAGATACATTCTATGACAGGACTGCCGGTCACTTGATAGTGGTAAAGATCACTAATAACGGCGAGAATTATGAAGGAGACTGGGAGCTTAACCATGAACGGTCAAAGATCAAGATAAAGGAAAAAGGGACTTTTGTTGTGGAGTCTCTCATTATTCCCACTGAGGTTGCTGATATCAATGATCCAGTGCAGGTTCATGATGGATTTAAGCTGGGAATCGTTAAATATGTGGCTGGACTATTTAAGCTGCAGGATAATGATCAGAACCCCGATGGGTTGCGGTTACTGGGACAGGCTGATGGCTTGATAAGAAAGGCATCAAGCCTCTTGACGATGCCTGATAGGAGACCGGGGCAGAGGATTCCTATTGCCCGTTCTGCCGGTGATTTCCGTAATAATGTGAATTTTAGGTGATGTGACATGAACAGAGTAGAGTTAATGGAACTGAAGGAAAGTTGTAATGGTGATCCGGTGCTTATCCGGAAAGAACTGGAAAAATATTTTGATACTGCTGAAGGCAGGAGGGTGTTGGATAATGCGCCTAAATGCCTTCTTTATACTATTGATGGTCAAGATGTGAAGGGAATCGAGACTACCAAGGAACTAGCCATAAAAATGTTACTGCAGGAGGTGGGGTAGATGGCAAGGAGAAAACAGCAGAGGATGTCATCGGGCGGATACGAAATAGGCCGCCTGGTGGAGCAGTCCGGAGGGATGGTGGATGATGTTGTCTACCCTACCCTCTTGAGTGAAAATGAAGCCCATAAGCTGATAAATAATACCCTTGAAGAAAAGGGGACAGTGAAGCCTTGTAAGGGCAGACAGGAAAGATTTGCAGCACCTTTTGATGAGAATAATCCGGTGAATGGCATCGGTGTATTTTATAAATCTGATGGAACTACAAGGCTTGTTATGGCCGCGGGTTCGAAGCTCTACAGCGATACTCCCCATGTGGTTACCAGCTATGACAGTAAGGATGACTGGGACAGCGGGACTAAGTCCAAATTTTGTGATACTTCTAATACTCCGGGGGATTTGACTTCCTTGGGAAGTATTATTGGGGATGCGGGCAACTGTGAAGATGAAACACAGTGGACTGCAGTTGATGCTGCTCTATTGGCTGATGATACCAAGAAGAAGTATGATGATAAATCATTGAAGATTACTATAAACAGCGGCAAGACAGTGGGATTTGCTAAGAAGCTAAAGTCAGCTTTAACTGTTGATAATACCAAGCTCCATGTGTTGAGTGCATATGTGGTAAATGGAAATGCTGGTACCGGGATAAGACTGGTAACTTTGGATGCAAATAATGCTATTTTGAAGAGTTCTTCCTATGTTACTGCTACATCTGATTTTGCCAAGTTAACCCTGAAGTTGACAGCTTCGGAGGTCAATGCGGCTGTAGCTTTTGCTGTAGAGGTCAAGGGGTCTGCTGCTCAATATGCATGGGCGGATGGTATTATCTTGAAGCAGATTACTCAGGCGGAGTATGATGATTCTGGGTATACTGCTCCGAATTATGATGATCTGGAAGGTATAGATAAGGTGCAAACTGTTACTTCTCAGGCTGACTGGGAAGCGGGGACTCTGGAGAATATTGATACAACGACTAGTGCGGGGGATATAAAACTAGCAAAATCAATACCTGATTTCAACGATACTTTTAATTCTCAGGTTGAATGGGAAGAAGGTACTAATTCAGATGTTAGTACTTCCGCAAGTGCCGGAGATGTATTATTGAGCAAAGAGGGTACGGACTTTTCTGAGACAGATACTTTAACAGGAGATTTTAACGGAACTCATTCTAATACAGAAGCG